ACATCTTCGATTTTTTGCACAGTTTCTCCATGACAAGTATAGTACGCAACCAGTTCATCATGAAATTTTTGTGCTTCTTCTTTTGTCCGTCTCCAGCCAAGAATAATCCATTCGCCGCCTCTAAAATCTTTATGTGCTATTGCTGTTTCATACGGCTGTGCTCTGTCTGTAACTAATGCAGTATCAATAGTAAATAAATCGGTTTCAAATCTATCGACTTTTCTATCTGCATAAGTGCCAATCATATCCAAAAAATCGAACATCACTTTCCTCCAATTCTGGTAAGCTCATATTCTGCCATACGTCTTGACAAAACTTTTTTGCAAGAAGATAAAAGTTCCTGTGCATTTTCTACCTTGCTTTTTAATGTCTTATAGGCTCTGCTATAGGCAGAAGATACTATATACTGTTCTTGACTTGCCAACTCAGCAAGAGAATCTTTATCTGCTACTGTGCCCTTATCTTGACTTGCTCTTGCTGTATGGTACATTTCTTTATACACCGCTTTAGATATATCATCACGAATACCAAGCTGTTCTGTCATGCCGCCGGCAAAATAAATGTATGTGGAAAGATTAAGGCAGAAATCATCTAACTCATCTGTAGTCGGTGGATTCTCACCATCTTTCAGACAATCCTTAATAAACAATACATAGTTATCAAGGTCACGACAATATGGAGCTATAATTTCATCTACTATTCTATCTAATGCACCTGCGTTACTCTCTATATTTTCTTGAATTTTAGTAAGAGAACTGGCATTTTCATCGGTTATGTTGAATTTCATTATAAATCTCCCATTGAACCAAAATCTTTATACTTAGGATAAAATTTACACTTAAACTCTTTTACTAAACAATGACCGTTCTCTTTTACTTCAAAAGGACACTCTTTACACATAAATGCTAAATCATCTTTTACTCTTATGTCTATACACCAAATTTTTGTAAATATGTCTAACAGTTGAACTGCCATTTTATTATTAGGCTCTCGATAATTAATATAAACAGGCTCATCAGACTTACATGTTGGACAACTCATCTAAAAACTCCTCCATATCATAATCAAAGAAAACTCTTTTCTTTTTTCCTTTTATTTCTACAACATCGTAAGAATCCCAATCATAACGGTAACTGACATTTCCGCTATTCAGAAGTTTTTGCAGTGTTTGAATTGGTATAAATAATGTTCTATCTTTATCTATCCACCAACAAATAATTCCTGCATATACACCTTCTATAAATGACTTTTCAAGTAATCCGTTCCACTGTGTTGCTGAAATATTTCTGAATGGTAATGTATTACCATGAACTGATTTACATTCAAAGTAATATTCATAAGGTTCTCGATATACTATGAAATCACAGATATTGGTACTACCTTTAAATTTAGTAGTCTGGTCATGCAGTCTGTCTATAGATACATTTGGCACTTTTTCAAATGCTTTTCTTACTACTCCTTCAAATTCTTTTCCATAATTAGGTGGCATCTATTCTTACCCCATATTCTTCCATAAGTTCTTCGTAGTGGTCCATTATGTAAAGACAAATATCTGTCGTAAGATTGGTATATGACAGCTCACACACATTACGAATAGCAAACATATTTGTTACTCCACTCATCTGGATACGTACATAATCCTGAAACTGTTCTTTTGTAGGCTTATCTTTATTCATTATACCCTCCTATTCCACATTTCAACTGCTTTCTCTTCTGCTTCTTTACTATGTGAACTGTGTCCATAATTTAAAATATCAACTCTGCCAGAACGTGCATTACATTCTGTGCATCTAACAAAACACACTTTAGTCGGCTGTGCATTGATAAATGCTCTATGCGACCGTTCTAAATATGCTTTACCGCCACAAAACGGGCAATTCTTTAATTCCATATATTATCCATCCTTTTTACATTGATTTTTATATCCGCAAAATGAACAAGTTTTCTTCAATACGTCATCTGGTTTAGGCGGTGCTATCTTCCTTCTCACATAAGCATCACACTCATCAATATAATCCACTAAATGTGAACGCATTTCATTTGTAACATTAAACATAAATGCCTTCATATCGAGAACATCACGGCTAATATAAACAAACAGAACATTATCAAGACCAAATGCAAGTGAATATGCTGTGCCCTGATTATAATGGCTAGGGTCTACACCATGACGATTCATAAACTTATAACTGCTCTCCGTCTTTAACTCTAAGATATAATACTTACCTTTATATCTTATAATACCGTCACACATGAAGGACATATTAAGACGTTTGTGATAGAGTTTTGTCTCCATACCACTCTTTGACCTAATCTCAAGATTATCAAGATTACGGCTTTTTACAAATTCTGCCACATCGAGATATTCACAATCAATGCCATTATCTTTCATCTGCTCTACCGCTGTCTGAATCCTAACATGAATGTCAGTACCACTATTACAAATGCCAACAAGCGTATAGCTTGAACTTGATTCATCTGGTTCTACCCCCATTACTTGATAATAACTAGCACGAATACAATTCATACCAGATGGCTTATATGTTTTACTTGGAATACCATTTCCCTTATCTGCTGTAAGTTCTATCGACCGCTTTAAATCAGCTAAAAAATCCTGCTCTACTGGTATTTGTTCTTTAGCTGAATCTATCAGCCGAATTATATTTTTTAAAGACTGCCTCGCCAACGTAACTCCCTTCTAACCATAATTATTAAAAATGGTATAAATGCTATTGCACTTGCTAATGCAAGTATTTTCCAATCAATAAGCGGCGAGTCAGTATAATCCTGAAACTCTAAATTACTTACGGAAAATGTAAGTAAAATACTTCCAGTCATAAACGAACTCGCCGCTACAATTTTCTTTATCAGCTTCATTATAAGCTCCTTTCTGCTATCACTAGCACTGCTTTTTCATCTACTCTAACATTGTATCACATGTTCAATACTTTGTCAACAGTAAATTATTCTTCTTCATATGCAGAATCATCATCCATAAGAGCGATAACGATTGTAATATTACCATCTACGAGTTTAATAGATGCATCATCACCGTAGAACATTTCAATCTTATCATTCTGAATGGCTTTGACTTCCTGCATGAGCATCAGAATATCAACAGCACAAGTATAATCTCTGTGACCGTCACTGGAGATATAACTTACAATCTCAATACCGCTCGATGCTTTAGAAGAAATCTGTAAACCTTCTTTTGTAAATGTCAAATCTACTGCGTTCTTATCATATGTGCCGACAAACAGAGACAGTCTATCAAGAGTCTGGAGAAGTTCATTCTTCGGAACAGCGCAAAAACTTTCAAACTCTTGGTCAATCAGATTAGAAATCGGCTCAATAGCAAAATCATTAAGCCCATCGACAAACTTACCAACAATCGTACAATCAGGAGTATCAAACATAATATCTGTTTTGCCGATATGCGCTGTAATCTTTTCAGAACGCATTACAGATACAAGGTCAATAAATTCACTGCTAACAAGTCTGGGCTCATCAAAGATAGGCACATCCAAACTTGCAATCTTATACGAATCTGTTGCAACTACCTTATCACCCATATAGTATGCTGTATACTGCGGATTTTCCATAGTTACTGCAAGTGCTGGCTTAATAGTGTCAAGAATAACTTGAATTGTTGAGCGATTCAGAGTAATTCCTGTCTCAGAATCATTCTTTCCAATAGCATCTGGAAACTTAACAAGATTTCCATCTTCATCGAGCGGAAGTTCAATCTTATATGTACCATTGCCCTTGACTGTAAGTGTAAAGTTGCTATCTACAGCCATAGTAATATTATCGCTCGTCATCTTACCAACAAGTTTTGCAAACTGATTGGCATCTACTACGACATAGAAATCATCACCTGCTACATGCTGTTCTTTAATATACAGATAATTGGTAGCATCTGTAGTAATAACAGTCAAATCACCGTTTTGCAGTCTGATACACATCATGCTAGTGATAGGAATAAGTTTATTATTACCAGCTCCCTTAATTGCTCTTGCTACCACATCTTTCATAAGTTCTGTGCCGATTGTAAATTTCATTATTTATTCTCCTTTGATAAAATCTATAATGCTAAGTATTAAATTAAACATTTCCTCATAACACATCTGTAAGAACATCCAATAGTCATTCATCATCTTTCCAATGCCCTATTCGCAGTAGTAGTTCTCCAGTTCTCAGCAAAATAACTTCTGTCACGAACAATATACTGAACACCGAATGGATTCGTAAACGTCTGAGGATAAGTTTTGTTCATATGCTTAATGCCGGCTTTCTTCATCCTCTCTCTTGCTACATTTCTATCAAGTTTTCTGGTGTGTACTCTTGTTGGTACTCGTAATGTCATTGTTTTCATACATTTTCTCCTTTCTTATATCTACCGCTAATAATTTTAGGTACAGCACTATCCCAATCTATACGATGATGAATACGTTTATGATTATCTCCCATTTCTGAAATTTTCACACAAGAGGGATTAGCCATAACTGTGTAAAATGATTTAACATATGTACCCAACTCTAAATATGCATCAGTTAGACCACCACTTCTTTGCTGAGTATCTTGCTGATTTAATGCTATATCATGTATTGTAAAAAATAACTTTCCCCTACTACCTAATGTTACGTAAGCGTTAACATCTTCATTTATTCTGCCATAAAAGTCAAACGGTCTGTCTACTCTACAGAAAAAACTATTCATTGCTTTCCGCAACACTTTGTTTTTGTATAGTTTAGAATCTTTACCACCTATATAATCTCCAGTTTGACCAAATGCTACTGTAGTTGCACCACTAACATCTAAAAAATCGAGAACACAATCAACTATGGAATCGAAATCTCTGACATACACAGTATTCAAATGTCCGTCAACAAATGTTCGACTTCTAAAAGTTGTATAATCATCGTCCAACTCTAAAAAGTAAGTAAGACCTAAACTTTTTGCTATCTCAAAACAACTATTTCTGGCAAATAGCACAATATTACGATTTTGCAGATTGTCCATAGTATCACAAGTTTTTGCTTTTTCTGGCTTATCAAACATAATAACATTTTCTTTACCGAACTTCCAGTAGTAACTATCTGCTGTTTTATCTTCATTATCTATTATATAATAGATTTTATTTGTGTTTCCGCATCGTTTTAATGTGTCTGTAGTAAGCTCAGAAAACGCTCGACCATGTGTTAGTATGAATATAGCAAAATCATCCCTCATTTTGTTTTTTCTCCACTTGCATCCATTATACGCTTAATGTTCTCACTTAATCTAACATAACCATTCGCAATAGCATCATCAAAATCAATAATAACAAGTGCAGAATCTTCCATAAGCTCCTGCATTTCTGGAGTTGCATGTGCATAATAATCTGCTATCTTTGAGTAATTAAACACAATATGTCTGGCTGCGGCATATCTTAAAAACTCTTTCTCCTGCTCTGACACACTTGACATATTTATGTTCCTAATAAGCTCAACATATTTCTGCTTATCTGAAAGTTCATATATTGGAGGCGCTATTGCTCTCGGCTCATACTGAGGAATTTTTATCTTACCCGTATACTTTTTATCAATAGGCGCGGCTCGTTTCTTCTGCGTAGCAAATAGTTGTCCCATATCATCTCCTATATTTTTCACTAATTATCTTAGGCGTAAAGTTTTTATATCGTATTTCTGGTCTATCTAAATTAACTTGTTGCTGACCTATAATCACTAAATGCTGATAATACTCAGACACATTCATGCCCTTATAACAATCAGAAGATACTTTCGGTGCACGACAATTCACTTGCATACCAAATGGACATATTGACATTTTACCGACAAGATTGTTGTACAAAATGATTGACATATCCTCTAATATGCTCGATTTATATGGCTGTAACATTTTATCTACGTCATATATAAACATATTGCCATATCTTGTAGAGTATTTGTTCGTCATTTTATAGTTAACGCCAATATAAAACGAAGAGTTTGGAGGACCAACAATATACAAACTGTCACTTGAATTTAACAAGTCTATATATAAATCAATCATCCTATCTATTTGAAACTTCTTTGTTGATGCTATTTTACCATTTTCTAATTGATAGCGCAACTGTATTGATTCTATATCATCAAATAGATAGCCTACATACTTTATACCTAATTGATTTGCAAAATCGAACACTGCAAGTCTGGAATACGTACAAACTTTATGTGTTTTTGCATATATTCCTAAATCATCTACTCTATCAATGTAGGCACGCTTATCAAAGATAAGTAAATTATTAGGAAATACTTTTTTATAGTCATCTAATTTAGGGTCATCTGTACCAACAACCATATACACAGGATATTTTGCATCGAGTTTTCGTAAAAACTCTAATGTCGGCATATTATACGGTTTTCCATAACTTGCTATAAAATATGCAAAATTATTCATTCACTACATCCTCTAATAGCTTTGAGTAGTCTTTCATATATTTAAAGTATCCATTTTTTATTGCACTATCTGTGTCTACAATAACACAATGAAGTTTTTCGAGCCACTCCTGCATAACTTTATCAGATTGCGAATACAAATCTGCCAACTTTTCATATTTGGCTACTATAAATCTTGACGCAAGGTGTTTAAGAAATACTTTTTGAACTGATGTGAGCCTATCATCAACAGAAATTTGTTTTATAAGTGCAGAATACTCATCTAAATCTAAACAATCCTGAGGATATACTCGCTTTTTTACATTCGGCTCATAATAAAAATCATCCTTCATATCTATCACCATACCACGCTCTCGTCAACTCAACATCACATTTGATTGGAATACTTAAAGCACTCTTAGCGGCATCTGACATAAGCTGTGCAAATCTTTCAGAACATTCTTTTACATTTTCTTCCGGACACTCTGCTATTAACTCATCATGTACAGGTATAAGAAGTCTGAATCCTAATTCTTTTAGTCTTTCATCATTGCCTACTAAAATCATAGCTAACTTCGACATATCTGCCGCAGAGCCTTGGATTCTTGAATTAACTACTTGTCTTTGTGCATCTGCTATTTTTGCTCCATTGTCGATAATCCATACGCCTCCCTTATTTGATTCTTCGAATATAGCTCGCTTTTTAAAGAATGGTGCTTGTTTAAGTTTCCTGAGATACTTCTTCTGAATCTCTTCTGGAACTTCTGGTTCAGACATATCATCTGATAAATCAAAGTCAAGTAAATCATCATCTGGTCGCACTCCGTCTTTCCATTTGAACTCGTATTCGGGTAACTGTAAATCGGGCAATCTTCTTTTTCTGCCCCACAATGTAGTAACGTATCCTTTTTCATAAGCCATATCCAAACTATCTTCTTCAAATTGAGGAATAGCTGGAAATCCTTTGAATACAGAATCTTTTATTGCTTGTGCTTTTTTTGTACTTGTTCCAAGCTGTTCAGCAATAGAGGGCACACCTCTGCCATACAACACTCCGAGCAATATTGACTTTGCCTGTGAGCGTCTATTTTTTCCTTCGGTATTAGTTGTACCGTCTGGACGAAACTCCAAGCAATTTTCATAAGTCGTGTTAAAGGACAAAGCGGCGATTTCTGCATACAAATCTTTCCCTTCTTGATATGCTTTAATCATCTTCGGGTCACCGCACATCTGCGTCATTACTTTCGGCTCCTGTTGCGAGTAATCCGAGGACATAAGTACATAACCGTCAGATGCTACGAACATCTTCCTAATCTCTTTGTTATGGCTGGGAATGTTCTGGAGATTTGGATTCTCACTTGACATTCTCCCTGTTCTCGCCCCATACTGATTAAAGCTACAATGAATACGACCGTCTTTAGGATTTACGCAATTAGGCAGTTTATCTATAAAAGTATCTACAATAGTAGAAAACTCTCTATAATCTAATACTGCTTTTGCGACTGGATTATCCATACTTCTTAACGTTGCTTCATTTGTGGTTCGTGTTTCTTTCTTTGTTTTCTTATCTACCGGAACTTCACAGCCCATAATATCATAAAGTAGTATAGCAAGCTGAGTAGAAGATTTTATATTGATAGGGTCATCTAACTTACAATTCGCCCCCATCTTTCTTCTGTAAGCATCTATATCATCTTTATAGGTTGCACAGATAGCATTGAATTGCTTTACTCTATCCTCTAATAATGCATGATACTTGTCTTTAAGATACTGGTTATATTCAAAGTCAAACTTAATACCATTATCTTCCATATCACACACTACTGGAATACACGGCATTTCAATATTGAAGAATACCCATGAAACGCCATTCATTCCATTTCTTGCTTCATGCGGCTGTGTGCTATCATAATATACAAACTGTTTCTGATACTTGTATAACTCATACGTAATAATCGCATCATGTGCCGCATAGAGATAGAACGTATTGATTGGAATTTTATCTGCGGGTACGTTTTTAAACAAAGCATCGAATGAAAATGCATCACCTTGTCCATTAAGTACATATTTTTTATGAAGTGCTTTTAGACCATTATGCTCTTCATTCTCATTCATCAATCTTGCCGCAAGATAAGCGTCCCATGTACAGTAAATATCTTTCACACCAAGCTGATTTCTGATAACTCGCATATCAAACTTGGCATTGAACATAATAATATCTGGATGGTACGTCAACAACATATCAAGTTCATTCGCCACATCTTGCTCTGTAAGCTGATTATCTACTCTCGCACCAGTTACATAAGAAGTGTGATTAATGGGGACATATACTGCTGGCTGATTTGGTGTGTACAAACACAGACCAACAATGCTGTCAAGAATCGGGTCAAGTCCTGTAGTCTCTGTATCAATAGCTACTACATTATTAGTACCACATCTTATGAAATACTGATGTAATTCATCCTGATTTCTTATAACTAAGTAATCATCTTTAAACTGACCGAGATTCTTCTCTACCATTGCTTTAATCTGATTTATCTGACCGAGCAGACCACTACCACCTCTTACAGTAGTAGTGGTCTGTCTTGTCTTAGATTTCTTAGCAACGGCTCTATCATCAGCTCTTTTTGGAACTTTAAATAAAGGCATTACTTATCTCCCATCAGTACACATCTCTGTTACTTCTGCCGGGTGTTCTACGTCTGTAAGTAGTCTCCTCTTCTCTTGGCTGTCTACGAACAGGAGCAGAATCTTCATCGTTATCATCAGGAGGGAAAGAACCCGTCTCAAGATATGTCTCCATATCATCTGCTGTCTTGTTCTTAACAATAGTTCCAAGAGGGTCTGGCACTTCAGGAAGGTCATCAAGTGTAGTATTGTCTTTTTCAATCTGATAGTTCTCGTATGTGGTAGTCTGTTCTCCCTTTTTACCATTGCGCTCAATCTCAAAGATATTGGCACAAAGCGGTGTGTCAGATTTCGCATATCTACTGCATACAGAAGTCAGCTTATTGATGTACTTCTTGCCGCGCTCCCAAATCTGCACTTTCTCTTCATCCACATTATAAAGTGGAATAAAGAGCTTGACAGTCTGCGGAATGTGCTCTCTGCAAAACGGACAAACATCAAGAGGCTGTCTATAATCTCTCAGACAGTTTACATACGTCCTACGCTTACCGTCAGCACTCTTTAACTCATGTACAGCAAATGCTTCTATATCTTCGACACCGTTATACATGAATCTTACTCTTGCAGTATCCTTATCATCTTTCAGACTAAAGAATCCTGCTCCGCCCTGACTACCATAATGTTCTGCTTCACTTGCGTTAATTCGTCCCATAAGTTACTCCTTTCAACTGTTTTTACGGTTTTACTGTGTCTCTCGACTTCTATATAGTAACATGTATCACAATGTTTGTCAATAGTATTTCTGTAAGTTTTTCAGTTCTTCTTTAGTGCAATCATTTGCATCTTTTCGACCTTCTGGGAAGAAATACTCTGCTATGATTTTAGTGTTTTGCATGTTCTTTCTTATCCGCTCTCTTGCTTTCAGCCCTCTTTCATCCATATCTGTAGCAAGTATTATTTCTCTACATGGAAGATTTCTAAGCTGTTTAAATTGCAGTTCGTTTCCCAACCCGTTGAGGGCGACTGCATACTTATCTACTGTCCAGAATGATAGTGCATCAAACATGGATTCACAGACTATAATATCATCTGATGGTTCTGGTATCA